GCTTCTCGCTCCTGCCGCTCCTTCTTGATGCGCTTCCACTCCTGCGCCTGTATCAGCCGCTCCTGCACCTCCTGGTGCGTCATGCCCCGCCGCGTGACCTCGTGTTCCACCTCCACGGGGTCGGCGTCCACCTGGCCGAGCAGGTACAGGGCATAGGCCAGGCCCAGGCTGGCCGCCACAGGCGACAGCAGGGCCGCCTCGTACGCGAGGAACAGGCCGAGGGCCAGCACGCCCGCCGCAGCCAGGAGTGCGCTGCGCGGCGACACGCGCCCGAGAACAGCAGCCAGTCCCTGGGGCTGTTCCTCGTACTGATGCACCTCCCGCTCGCCCCGGATGTCCGACAGCGCGTACCCGGACTTCACGAGCGCCAGTTCGATGGCCTTCGGTCGGTGCTTGATTACGTCCATGTCGGTGGTGTCGCCGCTCCGAACGGCCTGTCTCAGTTTTTTGCTTCCTGTTCCTCGATGTTGTCCACGGGGTCGGGGAGGTGCTGCTGTAACTGCTTCCCCAGCCGCTCGTTCAGCCCCGTCAGCCACGTGGTCAGTTGTTCCTCCGGCACCTCGGGTTCGACAGCCGTGATTTTGGACTCGGCCACGCTGCGGTAGTACGCGCCGAAGTCCAGTTTCCCGTCGCCCGAGGTGCTGGGCACGAGCGCGTCCGTGAGGGCCTGGTTCACCTGGTGCCAGGTGATGTCGCGGAGCGTCAGCAGGTACACGTCGCCCTGCTTCTCGTCCACGAGCGTGACCTGCTCGGTGCGCCCGCCCTGGTCCTGCACCGTGGCCGACATGGCATCGTCGGCCAGGGACAGGTCCTCGCCCTCGTACCGCTCGGGGAGGTTTTCGCGCACGGCTGGCGGGAGGTTCCCGCCCACCGTGTCGTGCATCTGCTGCCCAGTATCTCGCTCGCTGTCGGCGTTCTCGCCTGCCATACGAACAGCATGGCCGGGCAGGGACTTAGACGTTCCCCCAGCGCCGCCGCTCGCGGGCCAGGTGCAGCGCGTGAGAAAGCGAGTGGCAGCCCCAGGCGCAGCAGTCGTTACACCCAGGCGCTGGAGTCGCTGGACTCCACCTCGATGGTGAGGCTGTCCGGGTCGATGGTGCCCTCCACCTCTACCTTCCCGGACTCGCCCGGCACCTCGTGCGGCGTCTCGCTGAAGTTACACCCGTCGCAGGTGATGCGGAACAGGTCGCCGCTGCCGCCGCGCTGGAACTCGATGACCGACTGGAACCCGCCCGCCGTGGGCGCGATGAGTTCCTGGTACAGGCTGTCGTCCTCGATGACCACGGTGGTGGACAGTTCGTACTCCACGTTCCCGTACGTGAGTTCGTACGGGTCGCGGCTGTCGCCCGTGGGGTGCGCCGAGTCCGGCGCGATGTACCGGCCTGGGTCCAGGTTGTTCGAGATGGACAGGCTGAAGTCCTGGAACCGGGCGAACGTGGTGCCGAACAGCGAGAGTTTACTGCTCGCGTCTGCGAACAGCCACGGGTTCGTGGCGGGTACCGAGATGCCCGTGGTGGGCGCGGTGCTTGTACTCACGCCCATCGCCCAGTACGACAGGCTGGCCGTGAGTTCGTCGTCGTTGTTCATCTCCAGGGTACACTCGTTCGGCGTGGCCCCGGCGAACGTGCGCACGAAGTCGGACCCGCCGCCCCTGCCGTAGTACGTGGCCTCCAGCGTCTGCGTGGGCGGCAGGCCGTCCATCTTCGGCGTGAGGGTGTGGGTGTACGGCCCCGCGCCACTCACCGAGTCGTTCCCGAGGGCGTACGCCACCGGGTGGCCGTCCTGGAGGACCACCGGGATGTCGCCGCCCTCGTAGGTGCGGTTCCCCTGCTCCTTCTGGAACGTCTCGCGGTCGCCGCCGATTACTCGCTGCACTATCCACTCCTGTTCCGGGTCGGGCATCGTGGCGTCCTCCACCACTTTGCCCAGCACCTCGGTGGGCGTGACCGTGGAGGCCTGCGAGGACTCCAGGCCGACCACCAGTTGGGTGTCTTCCGCTTTGTACGGGGCTGCCATGTGTTACCCCTCACCCTCCGGCGAGTTAGAACTTCCGGCGCTCGTCTCGCCGCTGTCGCCGCTGCTGTCGTCCTCCAGGCGCTCGATGCCCTCGTACACCTGCGCCAGTTCTCGCTCCAGCGCGGCGTACCGTCGCCCCGCGTAGGCCGGGTCGTCCTCTACGGTGTGCAGCGTGATGCGGTCCTCCAGGTCGAACACGTCCGGGTCCTCCGGCGTGCCGTCCAGCCGCAGCGGCTGCGGGAGTGTGTTCGTGCCCTCCGGTAGCGGGAAGTCGTCGCCCCGGTCCACCGAGGGCAGCCGTCCGATGCGCGTGCTGATGGTGGTTGTGAGTGTCATGGTTCAGATGGTGCGGCCCTCGGCCTGGTACTGCCACTCGCCTTCCAGCGTCCACCAGCCGAAAGCCTCGTCGTCTATGGTGGCCGCGTTCAGGTCCACGGTGTCCCAGTTCCCGGGCGTGCCCTCGGCCCGCTTCCGTGCGTACTCCACGAGTGCGAGCAGTTCGTTCCACAGTTCTTCCCGGCGGGCACGCGAGTCCGGCGTGGAGGCCTCGAACTGGCAGGACGCAGCCGGGTCCACCACGTCCCTGGGGCCATCACTGTACGGGCGCTCGCGGCTGCCCGTCTCGACCACCAGGATGTATTCTTCCGTGTAGTCCACGCCCTTCCGGGCGTTTCCGTCCGCGTCCTCCGACAGCAGTTCGATGTTCGCGGGCTTCGCCGCGCCCGTGGAGGCCGGTGCCGCGCCCCAGTTCGTGTCGATGAACTCGCGGGTGAGGTCGGCCACGTCCCACGCCACGTCGGCGGGCATCAGTCGCCACCCCCGCCGGCCCCGGCATCACCGGGCAGGTCCTGCGGGCTGTCGAATATCTCGATGCTGCCGGACTGGAGCAGGTTCCCCGTGTCCGTGGCCTCCTGCGAGATGATGGCCTGCGATTTGTTGAACCCGGTGTTCGCCACCTCGGCCACGATTTTCTTCCCGGCCTCCGGCCTGCCGCTGCCCTCGTACTGCGCGGCGATGGTGGGCGCGGCCTGCTTCGCCGCGTCCAGCCCCCGCCGCCCGAAGTACACGCCGTCCGTGCCGTTCTGGTAGATGATGGACTGCACTTTGAACGCCACCTGGCGCTCGGTGAGGGGCGCACCGTTCTGGTCCGTTTTGAGGTCCTGCGACAGGTCGCCCCACTTCCGGGACACCCAGTCCTGGAGCGGCTGGAGCGGCGGCTTCGGCCCGGTGTACGAGGTGGGGAACTCCACGTACTGCGCGTACGACGCCGAGTAGTTGACCAGGGCTGCGGCCTCCGTCTCCTGGATGGTTTCCTCCACGTTCACATCGCGCTCCTTCACGCGAACTTCGCCCGCCATGTCAGAACACCTTCTTGATGCGGTAGGAATCCACCTGGTCGTACGCCTGTTCCCGCAGCCGGCTGGCAGCCGTGGACTGGTCCGGCACGTTCTCCGGGCCGCTCGCTACCACGCTGCCGTACTGGTCGCTGTCCAGCAGGTCAGCCGCCACGAGTTTCGCCGTGGCCCGGCGGATTCCCGGTGGTACAGACTGCGACAGCGCCTCGGTGTTCGTGCCGCCCTGCTCGTCCGTGCCGTACCGGAACGTCACCTCCACGCGCGCCGGGTCTATCAGGCCGCTGCCCCGGATGGGGCCGACCATGAACGTGCTGGCGTCCACGTGGAGCGTGCCCGCCCGCTCGTCCAGGTACCAGTCCGCATCCCGCCCCTCGTTCGCGGTAATGTCCTCGCTGGACTCCGGTAGGAGCGCGGTCAGCGACTCGATGCTGGTAACGCGAGCGCGGTCCAGGTTCACGACGCCCCATTTGTCGATGGGTTCCACGAAGCCGTGGCGCGACGAGCGCCTGCGCCGCCGCTGGTACGCTCGCTCCACCTCGCGGGGCCACTCCACCGTGCGCACCAGCCCGCCGCGCTCGCGCAGCCGCCAGGCCCGCCTGGCACGCTTGTCTACCTCGTCCGAGGCCTCCAGAAGCATCTGCTGCACCTGCGACTCGGTGGGGTCCGAACTCGCATCGAACGATTTGTTCCGTACGAACCGCTCCACGTCGGAGGGTTCAGCGTAGCGTACGCCTGTATCCAGGAGTGCCATACGTGTTCTGTGGTGTCAGTGGGGGATAAAGCCCCGCGCAGGCCGGGCTACTCGTCCGGCACGACCACCAGGCACTCCACGTCGTCCGTGGTGTCGCCCCCGATGGTACACTGCGTGGTGCCCTTTGCGGACACCGTTTCGCCGCCGGTCGGCCCGGTGACGAACACGTACGGTTCCGCGTCCAGGCTGCCGTCGATGCCCTCGATGTCCGTGAACGTGAGGGTGGCGGTGCCGCTGGACAGCGTGACCGTGGTGCAGTACGCACGGCCCTCCACGAGCGGCGACCCGACGCCCGAGCGGGTGAGTGTGGTGTCCTCGGGCATGGTTCAGGCCAGGTTGTGGTGCGCGTGGGTACGCGACGGGGCCTCGCTGACCAGGACGCCGTAGGCGTCGGTGGCGAAGTTCTCCGTCGGGGTGTCCCGTGCGAGCGGGTGCATCGTCACGTCCTGGAGCATGGCCATGTAGTGGGCCGATGCGTCGAACGAGGTGAACAGCCGCTCGCCGCTCGTGTTCGGGCTGCCGTGGGACTCCAGAATCATCGTGCCGTCCACTTCCAGCGACTGGAAGCCGAA